GTTGGCACCGAACTCTTTGACCGCCGCGTTGTAGTCGCGCTGCGCCGCGTCAGCGTCGATCATCGCCTGCTCGATGTCGAGCACCGACTGTGCGCCGTCGCGGGCCGCCTGCCTGGCGTCCAGCGGAGATTGGTTGAGGTCCTCCTGCGCCTGCCTGAGGTCGACGGTGGCCTGTTTGGCGGCCTGCTGCGCGTCGATCAGGTCCTCGACCGCCGACTTGGCGGCGTCCAGGGACTGGACAGTCTCGAAGGTCTTCGACCCCAAGCGGTCCATGCGGTCGCGGAAGCTGGCCGCGTCCTTGCCCGCGGCCTGGAACTGGTCGCCGGAATCCTTGACCTGCTTGCCGACACCATCAATGGCCGCCTTGGCGGCAGCTGCAGCACGCTCGAGCGCCTTCGCGTCGCCCGCGAAGGTCAGCGTCACCTGGTTGGCCATCAGTTCTCCTCGAGCCCGGACGACCGGACCACGCCGGAGAGCGCGCGTTCCAGCACCGCCTGGACCTCACGGTGGCTCTCGCTCAACCCGGGGAACAGGTAGCGGCCCTCTTTGATGAACGGGCGCACCGTGCGCTTGCGCCGGCCGACCCGGCCACCAAAATCAAGCCACGGAAAGTAAGGCGCGCTCGGGCCACCCACCGCGACCCGCGCTTGCGTGCGCGTGGACTTGGCCTTGACGCTGCGCCTCGCACGACCGGAGAGCGTGGGGACCTTCGGCCGCACCCGGGCGATGACCACCTCGGCGGCCTCGTTGAACGCCAGCCGCAACCCTTTGGGCGCGTCGGCGTCGAGCTTGCGCAGTGCCCGCGAGAACTGGGCGAGGCCTTCGATGCGGATCGGTGCGACAATCTCCGTCATCGCTCACCCCTTCGCGCGTAGCTCTTGCTGTTGTGCGATCCGCGCGTAGTAGATGTTCCAGTGAAGCCATTCATGGCTGGACATCCGTTCGCGCATCTCCTCGACGGTCATCCCTCCGAGCTTCTGCGTGAGGAAGTAGTCGAACTCAAGATCTGGGTTGGCCTCAAAGGCTTTTGTACGCCTCCTTGGCGGCGTCCTTGCCGACCCCGGACAGCTCGTTGATCTTCATGACGACCTCTTGCAGTTCCATGCCCGGGGAGAGGTCGCGCAACTGCGAGACCTCCTCGATGGTCAGCTTCGGCTCCAGCATCCCCGCGGCGAGCGCGCGGTCCTCGAAGTCGTACCCGTCATCGCCCTCGTTGAGGCGCAGGAACTCCTTACGCGACAAGCCGCGCACCCGGACCGCGCCGCCCAGCTCGGGGACTTCGACGACGTCCTCGGGCAGGCCACGGTTGGCCAGAAGCTCTTCTTTGCTGAGTATCTTCATGCCGATGCCCCAATGATGATGATGTCGTAGGTGACCGACGTCGAGCCGGCCGAGTTGGTGACGGTCAACAGGTCCCCGGTTCCGGCGGTGACCGCGACGCTTGTCGAGTCCGTTGCGGCCCAGAGGAACACACCACCGGGACGCACGGGGATGCCGTCGCCCAGGGCCAGGAAGAGCGGCACACCGTTGGTGCCCTCGCGGATCACGTTGACGTTGTTGGTGTTTGCCGCCGCGGCCGACACCAGGACCAGCTTGATCCGGGCGAAGGTCTGCGTCGTCCCGAAGGCGTTGGTCAGCGACCCCGCCAGGTCCAGGTTCTCTGTCGCGGAAGCGCTCAGGGTCCGCTGGTCGTGCCACATCATGTTGGCCTGGCTGGCTCCGGTGCCACTGGTCAGGGCCAGCGTGACCGCCTTGACCAACGCGTCGGCAGGCGTGGAGAGGTCCAGCGGGTTGGTCAGCGTGGCTGCGAGCCGCACGCTCAGATCGGTAGCGAGTGCCATCGTTCAGCTCCTTATGCCTGCGTGGTCCGGGTGATCGCGTCGGACTTGGTCATCTCGCAGGTCCAGGCGATCATGTCCGCTACCGGGTTGGTTTCCTTGTAGCTCTTCACGAGCACACTCAGCGACTCCTGCTTCAGGCCCGAGCCGGTGCCCAGTGGCCGGCGGATCAGCGTGACCACGGTCCCGATGAGCGGCTCGATGACCGCCTTGGGCCCCGCGACCCCGTCGTCGTAAATGCCGCCCATTGTTGCCTTGCCGTTGAGCAGACCGCCCGCGAAAACGTGGTCATCCTTGCCGTAGGTCGTCACGTCGTGCTCGTCGGAGCCGACCTCCAGCTCGGATGTGTTGCAGTAGGCCGAAAGGTCGCTGCCGTTGAGGCTGAGGTATGTATCTCTTCCGTGCTTGAAAGCCATGGCTATGCTCCTGATCCAACGATGTCGCAGTCGAAAACCGCTGTGATGTAATCGGTTCCGCCGATGGTTACCGTGTCGAAATCGACGTTGGACACCGTGATGGTGTCGAAAGCGGTGTAGGTTCCCGACTCCAGGACGGTGATCACCGACGTGGGCCCGTCGACCAACTGCGACAGCGCATCGCGGGCGGAGCGCTCCGATATCTTGGCCACCACCGCGAACACGGGCAGCTTCAATTCCGTTGCGCCACGCGCGTAGGTGGCGTGCGGGTTGTAGTTCTCCGGGTAGGCCACGACCGCGGCCGGCGGGGTGACGGAGGCCTTCGGCCATTCCGCGACTTCGCGAAACTGCGTGATGCTGCGCAGCCGGATCGCAATCTCATCCATCACTTCGGCAAGCCTCATGCCGCACCCCACCAACGCCGGAACGGGCCGACCATCACGGCCACATCGGGATCGAGCCGGGCCAGCAACCGAAGCTCCGAACCCACGTCGGGCGAACCTGCTATGCCGTAAGGGGATTCGCGCCGGTGATGGAACCGGCTGCCCTGCAACAGGCACGCCTGCTTTATCGCGTCGGGGACAGCGGTCCAGCCCCAAGACGCGGTGATGGCAACCTCGTCCGTCGCACCCGTGGGGACCTGGGCCGAGTTGGGCCGCACCATCATCCGGGTCCAGGGTCGGCCGGTCTGCGCGGCGTTGCGCGGCTCGAGGACGTAGTCGTCGACCTCGCCAACCTCGTTGCCGTCCGAGTCGAGGGTGACCGCGGCAAGACCGGTGACGCTCATCAGGTCGTCGATCGGCACCACCCAACGGCACCGGGTACGGTCCCAAGCGGCGGTGTAGAACCGTTGCTCCGCAACAGCAACCTTGCCGAACTGGCGGTTGCAGGCGACGTCGATGGAGCGCGAGGAGGACTCGACGGCCAGGGCCAGGAACGCGTCATCGACCGAGTCGGAGACGTTGATGTTCAGGAACGTCTTCAGGTCCTCGGCTGAGGCGTAGAGCGGCTTCCAGGTCATCGAGTCCGCCCGGCGCTAGACGTTGCTCGGTACGGCGTACACGGAGCAGTGGGTGACGAAGGTGTCCGTCGCGCCGCCGGAGGTGACGCGGAACCTGAGCCACGGACGGCCCGGCTGGACCTGGACGGCGAACGCCGAGTAGTCGTCACCGGTGCCGGCTGCCAAGGCTCCGGCGACCACGGCAGTCACGGCAGTGGCCGGGGTGCCGATGGAGCCGCTGGAGTCCGGGGCGTCCTGGACGACCCATGTCAGCGAATCCGTTGTGCCCGCTGTGGAAGCGGTCATCACCGCGAGGATCCGGTCGCCGGGCGTGTAGCCGGAGACGGCCGCGAGGTTGATGTCATCCGGGGTGCCGAAGTCGAAGGAAGTCGTTGTCGCCGAGGCGATCGTCACCTTCGAGGAGGCAATCTTGGTTGCCCCTGCCATGTCCCATCGGACAGTGGTGCTCATATCGACTGTCTCCTAAGTGTTGTTCTGCATGATCTTGTAGGCCGAACGGTTCTGGACCGTCCCGTCCGCGCGCTCCCAAGCGGTGTACTCGATCTCGCCGTTGCTGGCCCGGCTGTAGGGGTTGACCACGAGCGTGAAGTCGCGGACGCGGCGAATCACATACGCCTCACGGAAATCCCCGTAGGCCATGCAGTAGGTGTCGCCCGCGCTCGACAGCGTCGGCATCGCCTCGTCGATGATCACCGGAGAGCCGAGCAGGCGACGCTGCGGAAGGCCCGTGATCGAGTCGTTGGCCTCCTGAAGGATCGGACGGCCGTTGAGGTCGACGATCAGGCGCAGCTGAGACCAGGTGTTCTTCTTCATCAGCCACGACGCGGTGCCGGTGTACTCCTCGTCCAGCAGGTCCTGGAACTCGACCAGGTCCTCGTAGTCTGGGCTGTCCGCGGTGTCCAAATCCCGGTCGGAGGTAAGGCTTGCGGCGACGATGCCCAGCGGCTGTCCCACGCCGGTGCCGGTGACCCAGTGCACGGCTTGCTTGCGGGCGATGCGCATCGCGAGCTTGCGGGCGATGAAGCTCTGGATGTCGAACGCCGAATCCTGAATCAGCTCAACAGGAACGCGCAGCGGAAGGTTCGAACCCGCGCCGGCTGAGGTGTATTTATAGGCGCCGACGCTTACGGTGCCGAACACCAGATCGGCGCCCGACGCGACGGCCGCGCTCTCGGCGGTGATGTCGCCAGTGTTGGCAGTGTCGTCATTGGACGGCCATTCCAGCGGCCCGCCGGTCGGGGTGTCGATCTCCTCGACTGCGGCGGCGAAGCCACCAAAGGCCTTGCGGACTTCGATCATCTTCTGCCGGAAGCCGGACGGGACAAGGTAGCCGCCGGCCGTCGACGACCCCTCGCTCTGCGCGTTGGTGGCACGCAGGCCGGAGATGTCCGCGTTGGGCACCCCGGTACGAAGGTAGGCGTTGAACGCCTGGTCCAAACCGTTGTCCGGCTTGGGGATGCCGACGTGGATCGCCGGAGCGACCGGCGTCGAGTAGGCGTCGTGCCGTGCCCGGATCTCGCTTTGCCGCTTGGTGCCGGACAGTTCGGCCTCGAGGTTCTCGTACGTGGCGATCTCTTCGGCGGTAAGGTCTCGACCCTCGGCGCCGTCCATGATGCCCTGCATCGAGGCATAGATTTCCTCTATGGTTCTCATCTCACCCTCTCCAGGGCTACACGGGCACGCGCCCGAATCAGTTGTGACTTAAGGGAATTGGCAGGTGTTCGATCCTGAACACCTGAGTCAGATGACCCACCTGCGACGCGGTCTGCTAGACCGGCCTTGACTGCCTGCTCGGCGGAGTACCAGGTGTCCTTGCCCATGGCCGTACGCCATTGCGCGGCAGGCTTTCCGGTGCGCTCGGCGTAGATGTCCGCGATGGTGTCCGACAGCTCGTCGAGAAGATCACCCATCTCGCGCATGTCCGCGCTGTTGCCGATGACGACACCCCGCGCATCGTGAATCATCATCTTGGCTGGCTTCTCGATCTCGACCGAGTCCCCAGCCATGGCAACGAAAGACGCGGCGCTCGCGGCCAGTCCGTCGATGTGGACGTCGACCTCTGCCGGGTGGCGCTTCAGCGCGGTGTAGATGGCAACGGCGTCGAACACCAAGCCGCCAGGGCTGTTGATGTGAAGGTCGATCGCCGATGCCGTAACGGCTTTCAGCTCCCGCACGAAGTTCGCGGCGGAGACGCCTTCCCAGTCGTCGATGGGCCCGTAGATGGAAAGTTCGGCGCGCTCACCCTTGGCGTTGTCGAAGCGGTACCAGTGCGCGCGTGTAAAAGAATTTACAACCGGCCGCGGGATGCGTGCGGCCAAGGCCTCGAGGCGGGACAGGTCGATGCTCATGCTGGCACCGCCTCTTGCTCGGTTTCACGTGAAACCTGTTGTGGCCCAGCCAATTCGTCGCCACCCTCGATCGGATCCATGCCGCGGATCCGGCGTGCCTCGTTGACCGTCATCAGCCCCGCCTGAACCTGCTGGATCAGTAGCGGGATCTCTTGCTCCGGCGCGGGCTTGAGCAGACCGGCGTAGTCGAACTCGACGAAGCGCGGCGCCGGCAGAAGGCGTGACAGCCGCTGCTCGATGCGCGACGTCCATGCCGTGAGGGTGTAGCGGGCAAGGCCCCGGTTCTGCTCGGCAACCCCTGTGCCCCAAGAGGTTTGTTTCTCGGTCTGAGAAAGCAAGTGTGGGGGCACCCCGAACCACCTGCTGATCTCCTCGATCTGGAACTGCCGCGACTGAAGGAACTGTGCGTCTTCGAGGCTCATGCTCCAGGGCTGGAACTTGATCTTCCGGTTGATGAAGGCGATCTCCCCGGCGTTCATCCACCCGCCCGCGTTGGCGTTCAGCGACTGCTTGACGACCTTCGCCTCGTCCTCTTCCATGTCGTCGTCGGGTGTCGCGATGCCGCCGTAGAGCGGGCCGCTCGCGAACAACTTCGCGGCGGCGTTGTCGCCCGCGATCGCGGTGCCCAGGCTGTTACGCGCGACCCAGATCGGGGAGACGCCCTGCAGCCCGTCCAAGGACAGCGCCGGAATGTGGGTCATCTGGTCCTGTGTGAACCGTGGCCGGGTGCCGTCGTCGAGGTTGACGTCGAAGACCTTGCGCCCGGTGCGCCGGCCTTTTGTGTCGGTCTCCCAGTCCGGGGTGACCGCCAGCGGGTGGACCGGCACCAGGGCGACGATCGAGCCCGCCCCGTTGTAGACGTGCAGCAAATAGATATTGCCGTGGAGCAGACCGTGAAGCATGATGGTCTCGGTCCACTCGTACTTGGTGGGTCCGTAAAGGCCGCCAGGATTGTCGAGGAACGACGAGACTCGGGTACGGGTACCGTCCACCTCCCGCTGCGTGCGCAACGGCAGAGAGGCGACGGTGGAGGAGATGAGGGCGACCGCGCGGTAGACCGCCGACAGGGCCAGGGCCGAGTACTCGGTGACGTTTGTTCCGGCGTAGTTCTGCGGGCCCAGGTTGAACAGCTCGATCATCTTGGGGTCGCTGATGGACCAGGACGCGCGCAGCTTCTGCCACGCCTGCCTTGCCTGGTTCCAGATCCCCACGTGACGAGTATATGCGTGTCTGCGCATATGGCTACACTGGCATGTATGCAGAGTGGGGATCTTGCTGCGCCCGGAAAGGTGCTGGGTGTAAAAACTCCGCGCCTGGTCACTCCGCCGCTGGTCGAGCTGACGCCGGAGACCAGCTACGGCTACGAGGTCATCAGCTTCGCCAAGCACATCGTTGAACTGCCGCTCGACCCGTGGCAGGAGGAAGCCGTCATCCGCGCCGGGGAACTACTGCCGGACGGCATGCCCCGGTTCCGGGTGGTCGTCATCCTCGTGGCGCGCCAGGCCGGGAAAACGACGCTCATCAAAGTCTTGACGCTCTACTGGCTGTTCAAGGCCAAGGTCGGCACGGTCCTGTCGATGGCGAACAAGCGCTCCACGGCCAAGGAGATCTGGGAGCACGTGTGCAACCTCGCCCAGAACAACGACGTGTTGAGAATGCAGATGCCGGACAAGGCCGTCTTCACCGGCATGGGCTCGGAGAAGCTCATCACCAACGGCGGCGGCCAATACGTTTTCTCGGCCGCGAACTCCAACGCCGGCCGGGGCCTGACCATCAACCGGCTCATCATCGACGAGCTCCGGCAGCACCGGGACCGGACCGCCTGGAACGCGGCCAAGTTCGCCACCAACGCCGTGGTCGATGCGCAAATCGTGTGCATTAGCAATCAAGGTGACGACACCGGCATCCTGCTCGACGAGCTGCGCAAGTCCGCCCTGGACTTCATCGAGACCGGCGAAGGCGACCCAAGGCTCGGCTTGATCGAGTGGTCCGCGCCAGACGGAGCCGACCCCACAGACATCGAAGCACTCGCGATGGCGAACCCGACACTGGGCGGACGCATGCCCGTGGACGCCATCATGGGCGACGCCATCCGCGCCAGGGCCGCGGGCGGTCAGGAGATGGCCGACTTCAGGACCGAGGTCATGTGCATGCGGGTCCGGCTGATGGACCCTGCGATCGACCCCGACGCGTGGAAGCGCTGTGGCGCAGACGAACCCGTCGACCTCGCCGAGCACCGTAAGCGGGTCGTCGCCTGCCTGGACATCGCCATGGACGGGTCGCACGCGAGCCTGGTCGCGGCTTGCACCATCGACGGGACCACCCACGTCGAGGTCCTGGGCGCCTGGTCCGGTTGGGGCTGCACCCAGTTGGTGCGCAAGGAGCTGCCCGAGCTGGTCGCCAAGGTCCGGCCCCGGCAGATCGGATGGTTCCCCAACGGTCCTGGAGCGGCCCTCACAGCCGATCTGACGGCCTCGCGCACCCGAGGGTGGCCACCGCGTGGCACCGAACTGGTTGAGATCCGTGGCGAGGTTACAGCGGTCGCGATGGGCTTGTGCGACGCGGTCGCCACCAACATCGTGTCCCACCCGCGTGATCCGTTGCTCGATGCTCATGTCGGTGCGGCTCAAAAGCTTTACCGCGGCGACGCCTTCGCCTTCCGACGCGTCGGTGCCGACCCCATCGACGGAGCGTATGCCCTGGCTGGAGCAGTGCACTTGGCCAGGCTGCTGCCTCCGCCAAGGCCGCCCGTGACCGTCCTGTGATCTCCGCCGGGGATTGGAGGGGTTCCGATCCCCGCTGAAGATCGTCAATCTGCAACAGATCCAAGATCGTGTATATATAAAACAGGGACGGCGGGTGTCGCCGGTTCCAAGATCCTGAACTTTTCGGCCGGTAAGAAAACCGCAGATGCGGAAAACCTTCCAGCTCACCACTTCGACACGCGCTTGGGTTTCTGCTGCGACGGCTCGCCCACCTTGAGGTTACAGGCTCGACAAGCAGCGACGAGATAGCGCATGTCATCGCCTGCCACAGCTCGGGGTAGCAGGTGGTGCACCTGGTCAGCGACCACAGTGCACACACCTGGTACCCGTAAGGTGCAGCGGTGCTGGTCACGCTCCAGCACCGCCGCTCTCACCTTGCGCCACCGGGTGGTGGAGCCACCCTTCCACGCCTTGCTCATCACTCGCCTCGCAGCGCCCGTTCGAACTCGGCAGCGAAGTGGTCCTTGCGTCGGTGGAGTGCTTCCTGCAACTCGCTGGCACGGGTTTCAATGGTGTTGCGGACGTAGCCCTGGACAGCGCACAGCTCAGACGCGTGGTCGCACGCCTCACAGCACACGAAACCGGTGGGCAGCAAAAGCGGGGCCGCCTTCCTCCAGTTCTTCCATTGGCTGCGCAACTGGTTCAGTTGCTTCTCGATGCGGCGTTCCGGTGTCATGGATTGATTCTCCTCATCTTGCCGGCGTGCCGGAGCCTGAGTCCGGCGTCGCGTTTGCGCTTCTTCTCCTGCCGGTGCTGCTTCTTCGCCGCGAGCTTGGCCTTGGTGGCTTCGTTGTTCGCGTGGCGTATCTGGTCAAGCTCAGATTTGATCGACAGTCGTAGTGACTCCCATTCTCCCGTGGGAGTCCCATGAGAGTCCCTGACTCGCTCTCTCCCACTCCCACCACCCTTAGGGGTGGGAGTATGAGAGTCAGGCGGCAGTGGGGTCGATAGCGAGTCTGTAGCGCGTCGCATTGCCCTTCCCTTCTCTCACTGCGATCCCCTGATCCAGAAGCGCGAACTTGGCACGGTGGAAGGTCGACGCCGCTACGACGTTGCTCTTCTCCAGGACGCTGATGCTGACCGGGTCACGCTGGTGCGTGTTCCACCAGTCCCGGACCCACGCCTTGGACAAGAGCGCATCGAAGGAATCGGTCGTCTGGGTGCCGTCGTCGGGTCCGAGGATGACGCTGTCGCCCATGGGGATCGCGCGTAGCGTGATGTCGGCCCACTGTTCGCCGTCCTTGTTCTTGGTGCACTCGAGCTTCACGCGCTGCTCGTCCTTGGACACCCTGATGACCGTGTCGACCGCACCTTCGACCGCGGTCGCACCTCGTCCGCTGTCGCTGCTCTTGCCGATGTGGTGCACGAGGATGACGCAGGCCCCGGTGGCGTCGCGTAGCCGGTCGCACTGTTTGACGATGTACGTACCCATCTCGGTGTTCGAGTTCTCTTCGACGCCAACGGATATGCGCGCCTGCGTGTCCAGGACGACAAGCGCCGGCTCGACCTCGCGGGCCAGCTCGACAAATGCGTCCCATTGGGTGCCGTTGCGGGTCTGGACGGCCACGGGTAGGAATCGGACGCCGTCCATGGTGCGGCTCATGGCCTTTTCCCACGCGCGGACCCGTTTCTTGGTGCCGTGGACGCCTTCGGCGACGAGGAAGAGCACGTTGCCTTGCCGCACGGGCCAGCCCTGCCATGACTCCCCGGTGCCGACGCACCCGGCCATGTCCAAGGCGGTGAACGACTTCATGGAGCCCGGCTTGCCGATCATCCACACGAGGGAGTGCCGGAAGAGCAGGTCGTCTCCAATGAGTGGCTCGGGGTCCTCGATGGTGTCCAGGCCGGCCGAATCGACCAGCGCGGCCCGGAGCTTGTCCAGGTAGCTCAGCTCTTCGGTAACGCTCGTAGAGATGTCATCCTTAACATCACTACGAACCTGGTCGCATGTGCATTGGTGGTAGTTCGACTCGGGCCAGTACATGCCGTACTGGGCACACCGGCGGTTGGCGGCGTCGTGGCTCATGCCGCACCGCCCTTGAACTCGACATACGGGCGGCCCAGGTACTTCGAGGAGAACGCCTCGGCCGACTCGGCGAACAGGCGCATCCTCTTGGCGTAGGTGTTGCCCGCCAGCTGGTCGGCGCACAGGTCGCACTTGTAGTACAGCGACAGGGAGTCGCCACGACAGACGCCGCACAGCTGTTCCACCAAACGGTTCTCGACGACCACGCGCCTGGTGACCACGACGGTGTGCGGTACACTGCTTGATGGGAATGCGTAGGCGGGGCCGCCCGACTCCAGGGCGGCCCTTTCGTATGTGTCCATCAGGCCGCCGCCTTCCGCGCTTTGGAAGACTTGAAGGCGAGCCCGGTCATGTACTGCTTGAGCAGTTGCTCAGCGCGGCGACGGCGCTCTTGCGGGGTCAGCTCGCCCTCGGCCTGCTCCTCGGCCTGGCGCTCGAAGCGCGTGAGGAAGCCGTTGCGGGCGGGCGCAGTGCCCTCGGCCGGATTGTGTTTGGCCCAACGGGCATGCGCGGCGAGCTTCGCGCGCATGGTGCGCTGCTCGGGCGTGAGATTGGTACTTGCAGCCACTGTGACTGTCTCCAGGCGTGCAGCGGCTCACCCTTTGCACGGGGAGCCGAAAATCCACACGCCCGTTGAGACGTCTAACCGGCACCCTTCCGCAAAGGCGTAATGGGTGACCCTAGGGGCTGGAAGTCCGCCACCGGCCGGTCTTGCAAAGTCAACTGTAGCACTCCGTTGATGCTTGCTGTCAACGCAGGTGGCTGATATCCACTTCGGACCGTCCCATCCTGAGGAGGGTGGTGAAGTCGAGCGCGGTGAGCGCAGGGCTGCGCGAGCATGAGACGCACTTTATGTTGTGGCTGCGCGTCTTGGGTCCGTCCATGACCGCCACACGCACCGGACGAAGGGTGCGGGGGCCACCGGACTTAAGCGCACCTGGCCCGTAGGCGCATTTCGCAAGATAGATGATCCCATCGTGGAGCTTCACGTAATACAGCTCCCTTTGGGGATGCCGCCCCTTGTTGGTGCAGAACAGCTTTACGGACCTGCTCTCGCTCAC